GTATGTGGTCTCAGGCTCAGGCTCAGGCTCAGGCTCAGGCTCAGGCTCAGGCTCAGGCTCAGGCTCTACAACATCTTCAAGTTCTACAGCCGCACCCATCTGTATTTCTTCAGCGACAGCGACAGCATCAGTTTCTGTCATGAGTTCTGCAGGAAATGGATTGTTGTCAGTTGATGCAGCCTCAGGATTGAAGAAATCTTCCTCCATCTCAGGTTCGGCTTCTACTTCTTTTTCCCAGGGACGCAATCTCAATCTTCTAGACTTCCCATCTCCTGGATGTAGACTCCACTTTCCCATCTTTTCACCTCAACAATGTAGTAGCGTGTCGTGTGCTACTACCTTTACATGTCTAGGCAGGATTTTCAAGTCCTGCTTTATGACACCTTTATCTTCCGGGATACCCAGACCAGCCTCTTCAAGAATATAGTCATCAATGATGATGTATACTTCTTCTCTAGAAGAACCAGCACCATCTTTGACTAGATGTAGTGTGATGGGTTCTGCATATTCCTTACTTCTAGTGGTTCTGAACTCATGCCAAAACAGGGGGTCAGTAGGTAGAATTGTCATATCTAGAGTGAAGTCTGACTGACCTTCTACATTGAGAGTTGGGTTCCTACTACCAGCGAATGGTATTTGCTGTAAGGACTGCCCACTACTGTTACGAGACTCTGCTGCAGGGTTACCTGATACAACTAGATGGGTGGATAGATTGTTGTTACCTTTGAGACTGAAACTAGTTACTTGTGCAATGGCAGTACCGAAAGCAGTGATTGTCCCATTGTAGAAGAAGAACGGCTTCTCAGTATTGGGGGCAATACCAGCCTTCTTCCTATTCAATGGGCTATCGGCTATATTCTCAAACATTCTGTGAGCCGTATATCTATCACCACTATTGCTATTCTCTAGCCGACCAGTGTCAGTATAGCACATCAGTGCATCGAAATCAACTTGCATCTTCACATCAGCATCTGCCTCAGCAGTCAGAGTCCATTCCTTCACCTTACAACCCTTGTAGACACGGGTCAGTTGTTTGGAATCTGTAGCCGAACCTGGAACACTACTACTCTGCTCTCCACTGTATGAGCCCACATTACGATTCCTGATACTAGTCTCTAGAGAGAATGATGGTAGGTGCCACATACTCCATAGAGCCCTACTCTGTCGATTCTGGATATCTCCATAGGTAGCAGTGGCGGTGTCAAAATTAGGGCTCCCAGTAGCATTATTTGCTGCTAGTATAATCTTCTTGAGAACCTTACCAGCATCATGGTCAAAGTTGAATGGGTCATCAACATAGATTCTCCTCAGTGTATTGGTCGTATCTACAGCAATGACTCTCCTAATCTCAGAACTCTGGCTACTATGGAATTGTGTCTGAGTGCCTGCAAAGACATCTCTACTCCCACTGCCGGGGTCATCATCCATGGGTGTGAGAACTTCTGTAGTGTCTGCCACTGTGATATAATCACCAACTGCTGGCATTATTCCAGTCACTGTACCATTACCACCAGCACGCATCAACCCTACATAGGTATCACCCATTGCTATAGCACCAACATTAGTCCCATCATCAACTGCAACAGCGTCTGTTGGATTGGTTGTAGTAGCAGCCTCATTACCAAGTGCGTAGTAAAGCCAACGAGCACTATGCATCATTGTCTCTAAGGAGCCACCCTCATTCTTGATACTCTGAGCCTGTTGAACTACAACTTGTCTACCTATACCAACTACTGGGGAGCGTAGCACTTCCACTTTAGTCTCGGGTAGGGCGATAGTAGCAGCGAGGCCTACAAACTGGTCAGTAAGTACCGTTTCGTCACTGAGTAGAGCACTAGAATTGTAACCCATAGTCGAGTCTATTGTGGGAGTACCTAGAGTGTCTATGATGAACTCATCACCAGCAGCCGAGACTCCAGCCCTCTTCATTGCAGGGGTAACTTGAATTGTATTGCCCTGATTAGCGACTATAGTATAGAGATGTCCTTTGGTATGGTCATCATCTGAGAAGTTACCACCACCCTTCACTGTCATTTTGCACCCAGCCAGCATCCCTACTGGATATTTCAACTGATGACTGGCATCAAAGAACATGGAATCCCCATTATTGAAAGTGAGAGTACCGTTAGTTACACTACCTCCTGTGGTAGCAGCACTCAACTCGAAGGCAGTGGCACTGGTTATACTAGAAACTGTGGCAGCAGCAGGTATGCCTGTACCTGAGACACCCATCCCTACAACTAAACGCGTTGTACTATCCATTGCGATAGTGGGGTCGTTGTTGTAATCACAGGTGGCGTCAGTGAAAGTATGCGACACGGCACTGAATGTTAAAGTGGTTATATCACCACTGGTGGAGGTGGTAACTGTGAGCCCACCCCAGGCCCCATGTGATAGTATAATTCCTGTTTCGTGACCAAGTGTTACCTCAGCCAAATCACCCTTGTAGATTGTCGCCGGCATACGCTCTCACCTCATGCGATAAGTTCACTGAATATTACCATTTCGACCTGAAAGGTCATTCTGTGCAATTGCTTGGTCCTATCTGATAGGTCAGTTCGGGTTTTGTACAGCAACCTGTCAAAGTTAATACCGTCTCCCTTTCTCTTTAGATGGATGACACGACGGACCTCATCTTCTAACTTCATTAGACGGCTTCTACCTCGTACTGTCCTGATATCAACGGTTAAGTTAATTCTAGTGTGAACAAAATCGTAGAATATCTCGGGCTGCTCCTCGTTATGCGCTGTCTCATAGACGAAAACCCCATCATTACGGTTAAGGTCGAACCTCTTACCTCTACCAGCATCGAATGTAGTGATATCCATAATCACCGGCTTCCTCTGCTCAGTATTACCCCTATTCCAGTTATCAGCCAGAGTGGATACCATGAGTTCTACTGATTCCTTAGCCATTACATCAACTTCCTATTAATAATCCTGGATGAGACTCACACTGCTTTCTAGTATCTCTTACTATAGAGTTGTAGATTTCCAACTCCTCCACCCTATTCAAATCCAACGGGGTACCAGTATTAGATTTGACTATGGCCCCTTTCCTTATTTCACAACCATTGAACATAAGATTGGCATGTAGATACGGCCAAGCATCCTCTAGATATGATATACCACCATCCGGTTTTTCTCTTATAGCAAAGGAGTTGAGATAGGCTATCTGCTCAGCATCATAGATTTTGTCCAACTCAGTCAATGTTAATCACTTCCATGTAACGAGGTAGAGTCTCGGCTATCTGTGTCTTGAACAATTGGTATTTAGCACCTAAGTCGATATTGGTAGTCCCCTCAGGCATTAGGACGCTTCGGTCATCAGACAGGAGCAGGTCCATAGCCACCATCTTGGTACACATATCCTCTATCGCCTTTTCAACATACCTCTCACCGTAGACATAGGTGGCCTTTACTGAGTTCCATTGGAAGTAAGGGTATGTGTTGTTGAAGTAGACAATACCTAGGTCGTAGTCACACCACCAGTCACGAAGTCTAGCCTCGTCTCCTGTGGTGCTACCGAAATAGTCTATCTTGAGTGCATATTGTGTGATACTAACACCATTGGATATAGCAGCAACAAGGCCACTGCTAGCCAAATCAGTCACCCCTGTGAGTGTGGTGGCAGTCTTACCTGTATAGTAAGCACACTTGACAGCAGTACCTGTGCCAGTACAGATGATACCATAAGGAACCAAGGCAGAGGTATCGGCTAGTGTGATGGTGGCACTACCAGAACTGCCTGACACACCAGTCGCTGTGAGTGTGGTGTCTGTCAGACCAGTGATACTCATGCCATCGAGATTGGTAATAGCCACAGTGGAGTTCTCTCCACCTTCACCACGGTGCATACTGGTCAGTTTGATTTGCCCTGTGCCGTAATCAGCATTAGCAGAAGTCATAAACTCATGATGAACATTTGCTGTTATAAGACCAGTTGTCGTATTGGCGGTTTGAAGTGAGAATGAAGGTGAGAAATCTACAGCACTCTTACCCTTTCTCAGGTCCTTGTTGATAAGGTCCGAGAGTTCCTGTGCGGTAGTAGTTACATCGAAGGCATTACTCCATTGACCTGACCCAGTACCAACTCGCAAAGAGGCTACTCCACCACTGCCAGGACAAAGGAATACATAGTCGTCAGTGGTGAGTAGGGAGTTATCGAGTATCTTGAGTCGAGCCTCTGCAGAGCCTACCTCTCTGTACTCCTGACCCTGCCATATCTCCAGTCTCAGTATCTGCTGGACATTACGGAACATGAGTGGGACTGTGCCTACATAATCAGTGTAGTATCTTCTTCTGTAGGGCTTGTATGTGTCGAAATTGAGGTACTCTGCTGTTTGTAGCATTGGCCTCCATGAATTGTTACAAAGATTGTCTATCCTGTCTTGCATGCGTAGAATCATAGTCTCGACAGCAGAGCGAGTGACCCCTCTCCTCTTACCATTAGTGAATGACTGTAGGTTCTGAACGGTGGCATTGTCAGCAGTATCATAGTCTCCTGTGACCCCACCACTCCATGATAGTACCACATCAGTACCATCTCGAGCGACGCTAGTTAGAACTACAGTTTCCCCTAACTCTACATCACTCGCTATTTCCACACTATCACCAACCTCAAACCCAATCATCCTATGGTCTGCAGGGGTTATTTTGGCTGAAGTAGCACTGGTATTAGAATCGGCTGTAAGATAGGCAGGGTCTTGTAGAGGAATCTGCAGGATATCTGCTACCTTCTGAGCACTGGAATAGACCAAGTCATTGGGGAACAGAGGTCTAGGCTCGCGTTCACCTGTCTGGAATATTACTGGCATCACTCATACCCCAAATCTATTCTGTCCCTAGGGAGCCCCCTAGTTTCAACATTCCCTCTCATATCACGGCGTGTTGTCCCTTTCCAATTCTCACCCATCTTGGAATGAATTTCTCTACTTCTGGCCAAAGCATCTTCTGCCACCTTGAGTTCACGGTCTAATCTATCCATCTCACTTTCTTCTTCCTCTATCTCTGGAGGTTCCTCAATCTGTGAAATTTCTGGAGCACTGCTACCAGAAACAATACTTTGTGCAGCATCCTCAAGACCAGGCTGAATCTTTAACAATCTGAAAGCCAAGTCCATAGGTTCTGAGAGGAAGATATTCGGGTCATTAGGGTCGTCCATCTCACCTTGTTCTTGCCGAACACCTCGCCCTCTAGCCTGTAGTTTAAGTCGAGCCAGAACTCTCTGATTAAGACGCTCTCTCTCTACAGGACTCATTGTTGGCTGTGATGGTAACTCGCCCTCATTTCGCACAGCACGATTTCTAACCCCAGTAAGATTCAAACTCATACTTTTTCATCCACCTTCCCTAGATTATATTCCATTGGCTTGCTGCAAGCACCACAGCGCTCCAAGTAACAGAAATGGAGCATCCCACAGTGCTTGCAGCGGGTACCACTGCCGATGTCTATGACATCTCGTAAGTTCCGTGAGCGCAGATTCTGCTCACTTATTTGGCCGACGAGACGCTCATGCGACCCTGCTTCCGCATGAACGGTCTCGCCGGTTGCGTAGTTCCACCCTTGTTTGGACAAGCGTCGGAGGTCTTCAGCATCCATGTTCGTCACCTCAAGCGGTGACAACCACGACATATAGGTTTCCCAGCATTAAGTAACTGGTTACACCCTCTACTGTCTTTCCGTTGGTGTAATCGTCCAAGACTTTCTGTATGCCACCGGCCACAGAAGCACCAGTCTCTACCGCCTCTTCAGGCGTGAACTGGAATATCTTAGTATCCGTCACGGGGTTTTACCCCCAATCAGCGTCGACCCAGTATAATGAACCGGCCACCGTCACTGCCAGACTCCGTAAAGTGTCCAGTAGTAGTAACGAAACCAGTTGGGTTCGCTTGCTCGGTAGCACTGTTAGCGGTTACATCAAAGTGTAGTATCTCCGACAGGTAAGCCGAAGCATCAACACTAGAGTCACCGTTAGCCCATGTTCCAGTCAGTAGTAGTATGCTGCCTATAGTGATAGGTCTGTTGTCAAAAACTATTGCCATAATCTATTCCTCCTCTGTAGTAACCCCGCCCGCTAAGACTTCAGAAACCATTGAGAGCATCGTCTTCTTCGTTGTCCGAATTGACGAGACTTCCACCCCATTGTTCTCTAGCCAGATTTTGATGTCAGCCTTCAACCAGTCTTCGTCTGGTAGGCCGTCATCATCATCCTGTACAAAAAGAACGCCGGGGTAGTCGTCTTCAATCTCCCAATGGTCACCTGAAAAGGCTCCGCGTCGCTCATCCAACCATACTTGGTCAACATACACTGGTGTGTGTCTGTCATAGTATCCGTACTTGGTACGGACAGCCCGCTTAGGACCTTTCCAAAGTAGTGTTGGCATTTAGGGTCACCTCAATCAGGCCACCAATAGCCATAGGGTTGCATTTGCTGTATCGTCAGTAGTCCCATCAGCCGTTGCTTCACAGTCTGCGGTCAATACTAGGCCGCTGAAACTGACAGCGAGATTCGCTGTAGCGTCTTTACTGTGAGCAAGACAAGACAAGATAACATTCGCGCCACCGCTTAGTGTGACGGTCTCTGCTTCTGCCAATGCTCCAAGTGTGAGACACACCAGTCTTGGTTGCATCCGGTTAGTCCCATCAGTCTGACGGGCCGCGAAGTCCGTCAGTGCACCGGGGTAAGCCGAAATCCATGTGGTGTCGTCTTGGTCCACTCCCGCTTGAAGCGGGAGGTCTAGGTCCACTGCTATCGTAGCGGACGCACTAGTCGTGTAGGTTATTCCTCTGTGTGTAGTTGCTGCCATTATTCATCGCCTCCTATATCTCTCCCATAAACCTCACTTAAGGTCACGGATAGAACCTCCTGCACCAAAGAAAGAGTCCCATACCTCACCCATGGTTCGGTAGAGCCCCTCTTGGCCTAGTCTGTTGATGGCGAACGGGTCGCCGGTTTCGATACCCGACTCGAAGTATTGGGTCGGTATAGCAGTCTGGAACCACAGGTAGTCCGTGTCGAAGTAGTAAATCCTCGAGATTCCACTCGTGTCAGTCACTACATCCTTGGACGGAATTAGTGGAACACCGTTGTAGGTAGCCACAATGAATCCGGCCTCGATACCAGGTACACCCTTCACACCGTTGTA